GTTTGTCGAAGCCGAGAAGGTCGGAGCGCGGAAGCGCTTCGCGGACGCAGCGGCGGCGGAGAGTGCGAGCGCGAACCCTCGCGAGTCGGTGTCGAAGAGCGACGACGACGACGGGGCGGTCGTGCTTCGCGTTCCGCTCTCGGTGCTCGTCGACGAACTCGGGATCGAGCCGACGTGATCGACTTCGCGCGCATCGTCAAAGCGCGGACCGCCGCGGAGCAAGCGCTCGGCGTCATCGTCACGACGAACGTCACGAAGGCGCTCGATCCGCTCGACCGAGACGACTTCCTCCGCATCGCTTCGCAGGTCGCCACGGCGTTGCAGAACGACGCGCGCCCTTACGAGGTGTCGGCGGTCGCGCGAGCGATCGATGCGATCTCTGGAGTCGAGTGGGCATCGCTCACGCGCGAAGAAATGAACGCAGCGATCGATGCGATTCGGTCGATCACGAACGACGTCGGCAAGGTGGTCATGCCATCCGTGAGCGAGACGTTCAGGATCACCGGCGGTCGCACGATGGCGGCGACGCGAGAGAGCGCGATTCGTCGGTTCGGCTTCACGATCGACACCTCACTCGCGCAGCGCGACCTCGCGGCGGAGCGATGGATCCGGAGCTTGAACACGCTCTTCGTTCGCGATGCGTACGGCGTGCGTGCGGATGACCTCGCGGCGATCGCGCGCGAGGTCGTGACGAACGGCGTCGAGCAAGGGCTCGGTTCGTCGACGATCGCGCAACGGCTGGCGGAGACCGTGGGCTCGCGCATCGCGCAGCCGGCGAGCTATTGGCAGGTCGTCGCGACCGCGTTCTCGAACACGGGTCGCACGTTCTCGCAGATCGGATCGTTCCGCGATGCCGGGATCACGTCGTATCAGTTCGAGGCGGTGCTCGACGAAGTCACGACCGACCAATGCCGCTTCTACCACGGGCAGACGTTCAGCGTGGGCGATGCAACGGCGCGGATCGAAGCGCTCACGCAGCTAACCGATCCTGAAGCGGTGAAGAACGAGAACCCATGGATCCGCACGGGTCGAGACGAAGAGGGGAACCGCGTTCTGTACTTCACGCGCGACGGTGAGCGAACGACGATCGCAACGATCGATCGGTCGGGTGTCGGAGCGCGTGACGATCGCGGAAGCTACTCGGGTGCGGCGAGTGCATCGCAGCTTTCCGGCTTCGGCATCCCGTGGCCCCCGCTTCACGGCAACTGCCGTTCGACGATCATTCCGGTGGTCGGGTGAGCGTGTCTCCGACGAAGACACGGTCTCGACATGCGGAACGCTCCGGGGCATGATTGCGTCGTGGCTGGCGAAATCCTCGGACTTGGAATCACGGAACCGAACGCGCTCGGGAAGCTCACGCGTGCGATCGAGACCACGGTCGCGCGGAGCTTCGCGGAAGACGGCTCGACGGCGACTCGCGACGAAGTTCGTCGGCGAGGTGCGTTGTGTCTCGCGCTCGTGCGCGAGCTTCGCGGAGATCTCAAGTGGAGTCTCCCGCGGATCTGCGACGCGCTTCCGCGCGGGCTTCGTGCGAAGCTCGACGGTACGCCATGGAATCCGGAACACGAGCGCGCGGTCTGGACTCCGCCCCGCGACATCGTGATCCCGAGGCGCTAACCAGAACCGCGAGGTAGGAACATGTCGAAGAATCGAGTGCAGATCACGAAGAGCGAGACCGCGACCACGGACGAGGGCACGGAGGGCGCGTCGTCGCTCGACGCGTCGATCGAGACCGTGGACTCCCTTCTCGACGAAATGGACGGGTTCCGCCGATTCGATTCCGCGGGCTTCGACGGCTACGTGGCCGAGCAGACGAAGGCGGCGGAGAAGGAAGAGGGCGACGTCCGCAAGGCGCGACTCGTCGCGCTCCGCGAAGCGATGGACGCCGCGAAGTCGGCGTTCGCATCCGGCGGCAAGGCGCGGATCAAGATGTACGTCGATCCCGATCAGCATCAGACGACGAAGGCGGAGTCGGCGACGCCGGCGAACCTCCCCGTCGACGAGAACGGGATCGCGTTCGCGAACGTCGACGTCGTCAAGTCGGTGGTCGGCTCGCTTCGCTTCCACGTCAACAAGGCCGACGGCTCGGTCGTGCCGGTGACGAAGGCCGGCGAGTCGCGCGCGATGCTCGATCGTCTCGCGCTCGCGCTCGGTCTCGAACCGTACGACGGCGAGACGAAGGTCGACCCCTACCGCATCGCGTGGAAGGTCGAGGAAGCCGTGTGTGCGCTGGGCAAGCTCGCGCAGATGGACGAAGCCTTCGCGATGCTCGGCAGCATGACGGGCGTGATCGGCGCGATGCCGGCGGCGTCGACCCCGAGCGGGACGACGTCGGAACCGCCGAGCGGCGAGGTCGAGGTCGACGACGCGGCGAAGGCCGCGGGGGATGCGTCGGCGGTGACGAAGGCCGCGGGGGATGCGGCGATCGTCAAGCCCGGTGCGATGCGCGACGCCGACGGCTGGCCGTTGGACTTCAACGCGTGAGGGAGAACGGGATGCGCGTACGTCGTCGCAAGTCGTCGAGTGGAGCGAACGCGGAACACGCGGAGCGCTTCGCGTCGGACAAGCTCTCGAAGTCGAACGCGCTCCCGTTCGTGCTCACGGCGGCGGCGGTGCGCGCCGGCGCGATTCCCCCGCTCGGGGATCCGGGGATGGCTCCGACGCTCGCGGCAAGCGTTCCGGCGGAGTTCCGCTACTGGCAAGCCGTCGACGTCGAGACTGCGAAGAGCGTTCGTGACGCGTTGGTCGAGGCTGAGATCTTCGACGACGACTCGATCGCGCTCGTCGACGGCTCGCCGTACCGCATCGTGTCGAAGCGGTTCCTCGCGGTCGTCGACGATGTCGAAGCCGAGCCGGTGAGGAAGGCGGACGACGCGATCCTCGCAGCGTCACTCTTCGTCGGCGAAGTCGAGGTCGTCGATCTCCGCGCGGACGCGTCGACGCGTTCGACCACGGATCGATGGGTCGCGCTTGTTCGCGACGACGCCGACGGCGCGCTGCTGGCGAAGGAACTCGGCGGGGTGTCGTTTCGCGTGACGACGCGACCCGGAACGCTCTTCGTCTCGAAGAGCACGCCGCGCGCGACGCGTCTCGTCGAGTTCGTCGAGAGCCGAGTCGATGCGCTCGCGAAGTCGGCTCCGGCTCGTGCGCGATTCGTGAAGGCCGACGATGCGATCGAAGAGCGCTACGTGCTCGGCATCGTGCTCGAACCGGAGACCGTCGACGCGCAAGCGGACATCTACTCCGCCGACGAAGTGCGAAGCGCGGCGCACAAGTTCCTGGAAAACTACGGGCAGATCGGGCTTCAACATGCGGAGATCGTGACCGGGAAGATCAAGATCCTGGAGAGCTATCTCGCGCCGGCCGACTTCGCAGTCGGCGCGCAGACGGTGAAGCGCGGGACATGGCTTCTCGGCGTGCGCGTCGTCGACGATGCGCTCTGGCAGTCGGTGAAGGATGGAAGCTACACCGGCTTCTCGATCGGTGGTTCTGCCGTTCGGGCTCCGGATGGTGCCGCGCTTGCGTGAAGATCGCGTGGGCGGATACACTCGTGCGCGTGAGGTTTGACGATGGCGGACACGGCGTTTCGACTGACTGACATTCAGGTCGAGGAAGTCTCGATGGTGGACCGTGCCGCGAATCAGCGTCGCTTCCTCGTCGTGAAGTCGTCGGCGTCGACGCGACTCGGAGCCGAGATCGTCTCGGGTGCGGATGGCGCGCTCACGATCTCGAAGGCGCCGGGCGACGCCGTGCCGGCGTCTGGAGAGCCGCCGGCGACCGAGCCGCCCGCGCCGAACCCCGAGCCGGCGACCGAGCCGCCCGCGGGCGATGCCGGCGCGATGCTTCCGCCGACGATGCGGATCGCGCTCGACGTGAAGGACGAGATCGTGCGACGGCTCGAAGCCGTCGCGGCGAAGTTCGACGAAGTGCGTGCGATGCTCGAAGCCGCGGAGGTCGTCGAAGGCGTGGTCGAAATGCCCCCCGAGATCCTCGGTGCGCTGAACGCAGCGCTCGACGTGCTCGAAACGGGTGGGCCGGACGGCGCGGTCGCGAAGGGGCTGAAACAGTTCTCGCGCACGCGCACGGCGAACCTTCGCACGGCGTACGATGCGCTGGGAGCGATCCTCGGTGAGATCGAGAGCGCTCCGCCGGCGGCGACCGACGATGCGACCGGCGTCGACACGAGCGCGGTCGACGCGTTCGCAGACGTCGCGAAGACGGTCGACGTCAAGGGCTTGGAGGCGACGATCGCGAAGGGCTTCGAGAAGCTCGTCGCGATCGTGGCGAAGCAACGCGACGCGATCGAGAAGAACGCGTCGCGGCTTGCAGAGTTCGAGGCTTCGCGTACGGTCGCGACCTCGAACGCGAGCGAGACGGTAGAGACTTCGGTGGCGAAGTCGACCATGCCCGATGGTGAGGCTTGGCCGATGGACATGAACCGCGCGAGGGCATGACGCGACAAGCGTCGAACGTGCGGAGGTTGTCTCCGCGAGGAGTGAAACGAACATGAGCGGACTCGACAATCGAAGCATCCTGGCGAAGGCGGATCTCGCGCTCGCCGACATCCTCGGAAGCAACGGCATCCTTCAGCCGGCGCAGGCGCAGGAGTTCGTGCGACTCCTGATCAAGCAGTCGAAGATCCTCGGGATGTCGACGGTCACGCCGCTCAAGGCGCCCAAGCAGATCGTCAACAAGATCCGCTTCGCGAACCGCGTGCTCCGCCGCGGCTACGAGGGGCAGGCGCTCCCGGACGCGGACCGCACCAAGCCGAACTTCTCGAACGTCGAGCACGACGCGCAGCTGTTCAAGGCCGAGGTTCGGATCACGAACGAGACCCTCGAAGACAACATCGAGGGTGAGCGGCTCCGCGACACGATCATGAGCCTTCTCGCGGAGGCGGTCTCGCGCGACATGGAGGAGGTGATCGTCAACGGCGACACCGCTTCCTCGGATCCGTTCCTCGCAGCGTTCGACGGCGTGCTCAAGCGCGCGACGTCGAACCTCGTGAACGGCGGCAACGTCGCGCTCTCGAAGACCGTGCTCCGCGACATGCTCAAGACCCTCCCGAGCGAGTACCTCCGGAACAAGGCGAGCATGCGGTTCCTCACGTCGGTCGACGCGGAGATCGACTATCGCGACTCGCTCTCGGATCGCGCGACGAACCTCGGCGACACCGCGCTCGCGGCGATGGGCGAGAGCACGGCGCCGGTCGGCTACTCGGGGATCCCGGTCGTCGACGTGCCGCTGTTCCCCGAGAACCTCGGCGGCTCGTCGAACCAGACGAACGTCATCCTCACGGATCCGAAGAACATCGACGTCGGGATCTGGCGGCAGATCCGGATCGAGACCGACAAGGACATCAGCGAGGGCGTGCTCAAGATCGTGGCGACGATCCGGTTCGACGCGCTCTACCAGGAAGAGACCGCGGTCGTGAAGGCGACCGCCGTCAAGGTCTCCGCCTGACGAGCGGCGAGGGGTCGCGCTTCGGTCGACCCCTCGCGTGAACGAACCGAAGACGCGAACGAACACGGACACGATCAAAGACTCGAACTCGAAGAGGTGCAGGCATGGCAATCGGAGCGATCACCACCACGGAGCAGACGCCGACGAACGGACCGCAGCGCATGGACGCGATCTCGTTCGCCGGCGACGGTTCCTACCCCACCGGCGGAACCGCCGCGTTCCAGACGACGCTCCGCGCCGCGCTGGGCGTGGGCAACGTCGACGTCGTCGCGGTTCTCCCGATCGATTGCGGCGGCTACGTGCCGGCGTGGGACAACGCGAACGGCAAGCTCAAGGTCTACCACGGGAACAACGACGGCGGCGCCGACGGCCCGCTCGTCGAGGTGCCGAACGCGACCGACCTCTCCGCGGTCACGTTCAAGGTGCTCGTCGTCTCGAAGTGATCTCGCGTTCGCGCGAGAATGGCGGATGATGTAGAGCCCGAGTCGTGTGCGACTCGGGCTCTCTCACGTTCGGAGGAAAGCATGAGCATGTTCGTTCGGTTGAAGCCCTACAATCCGCGGCGCGGATACGTCCGTCGTCGACAGATGGTCGAGGGCGTTCGGTTCGACGTCGATCACAACTGGTATCGGATCGACGATCACGCGTTCGCGGAGCGGCTTCGCGCGATGACGCAGGACGAGAGCGATCCGGAGTCGCCGGCGCTCTTCGACGTGTGCACCGAGAGCGAGGCGCGTTCGATCCAGGAACGCGAGCGCGAGCGCAAGGGCTCGGCGTCGGTCGACGATGCCGCGGCGTCGAAGCCGGAGGCCGCACGTCGTCCGGCTTCGACGGTGACGACGAAGGACACGCGGCGCGCCGGGCAGGACTGGCCCGACGACATGAACGGCGATGGGTCGGACATGATCGATCCCGATCCCGACGGGAAGGAACTCGGCGGCGATCCGACTCCGCCGCGTGCGAGCGAGATCGGCAAGCTCCCGCCCGAGCCCGAGAGCGACGCGAAGCCCGAGCGGAACGAGAAGCCGCGCACGCGCCGACGGTGACGTCTCGCGCGACGTCGCCGGTCGAGATAAGATCCGACCATGCCGACGCCGCCACCCTACATGATCGAGAAGCCGACGACGTTCGTCATCGGGGATCTCGGTCGTCTCGTCGACCCGTTCTCGATCGAGGTTGCGGTCTACGACGTGAGCACGGATGCGAAGCGAGCGAGCCCGGTGCAGGTCTTCCCGATCTTGCCGGCGACGCGCTACGCGCTCGTCTCGGGCGACAAGCTCGGAACCGGCTACTACTCCGCGCCCTACGTTCCCGACGTCGCGGAGGCGAAGGGGCGGCGGCTCGTGCGATGGTGGGTCACGCTCGAAAGCGGCGGCGATGAACTCACATGGACGACCGAATGGGAGGTGCTCGGTGCAAAGCTCCCGCGGAACGCTCCGGCGTACGCGTTGGTCTCCGACTTGCGCGACGAAGGATTCACGACGGCGCAGCTTCCAGACGTGCGCGCGCAGGTCTCGATCCTCGCGGCGTCACGCATGATCGAGCGCTTCACCGGACGCGTCTTCGCGCCGGTGCCGAAGGTCGTCAACGCGGATGGGAAGGGCGGCGCGGCGTTGCTTCTCGACGAGCCGATCGTCGCGATCAACTCGGTGACGATCGACGACGACTACTACACCGGGACCGGATCGTCGACGGTCTCTGAACTCTTGCGCGTCTACAATCGGCACGTTCGAGACGGGCTCACGTTGCCGGACGATCGCGAGAACCCGCGGATCGAGTTCTTCCACGCCGACGGCTTCGGGCGGAACGTGAGCTACGGCGCGCGGATGGTCTTCCCGCGCGGGCAACAGAACGTGCACGTCGACGGCGTCTTCGGCTACACGGAGCGCGACGGCTCTCCGATGGGGTGCACGCCGGAACTCGTTCGACGCGCGACGGTGCTTCTCGTGCGGAGGCTCTACGGCAAGGTCGGAGATCCGAACGCCGGCGGCGAGGCGCTCGCGTGGCGCGTGACGGGCGAGAAGACGCGAGACCAATCGATCCAGTACGCCGATCCGGCCGCGACCGCGAAGAGCGGTACAGCGCTCTTCGGAGCGTTCACCGGCGATCCCGAGGTCGACACCCTGATCGCGATGTTCGTGCGTCCGCCGATGATCGGCGCGGCGTGATCTCGACTAGCGAGAGCGACCTCGATACAATCGACCAACCCACGGAGTAGCTACGAATGCCGAAGATCATCGACCCCGACTTGCTCGCCGACGAAGCGTCCTACACCGGCGCGACCGAAGTCTTCGTGAACACCTCGACGAAGACGATTCGGCTCACGCAGGTCGGAGACCTCTCGACCGACGGCGTGACGGAGAAGGCGCTCTACAGCTTCCTCAAGGAAGAATGGCGCAACGACCCGAACTCGAAGAACCTCGCGGCGTTCCCGTTCCCCTTCGTGCCGATCACGGATGAGTTCTACGAACTCGTCGACGGCTGGGACTACTTCGACGACGCGACGCGCTACCTGATCCGCGATGGCGGCTGGCTCGTTCGCAATCTCTCGGGCGACACCACGCAGCATTGGGCCGCGATCAAGACCACGGGCTCGACCGAGTCGAACGACCAACTCTACTACCAACTCGACGGCGTGAGCGGCGTCGGCACGGCGACGAACTTCCAACTCACCGGCCCGATCTCGCAGGCGGTCAAGATCATCGACGACCCGAACGGAGATGGCGCCTACGGCGACGGCTTCTCGCGTACGACGAACATCAAGGTCTTCAATCGCGAGGAGTCGCAACTCTATTCGCTCTCGTCGACGAGTGTGAACGGCGAAGCGACGCTCACGGCGCCGAAGGTTTTCGGTCTCGACGCGAGCACGGGCGACGACCTCAAGATCACCGACACCGATGCGAACGTCGCAGCGAACTCGCCCTTCACGCAGATCG